AGCGCCGAAACCGGCGGCGCGCCAATAACGAACGCCACGAAGTGGCGTAGGCCAAGCTCGGTCATGCCGGGCATACCGAAATCGGCATAGCGGAACCGGTGGCAGAGCAGGTCACGCTGGACCGCATGCGGATGGTCGGCCACGACACGGGCCAGCGTCATCATTCCCCCGGACTCGCCCCGGCGCCCTGGTGCATCCACTCGTCGTAGAACCGCGCCCACTCCCCGTCGCCCAGCAGCATGATGCGTTCCTGCACCGGGTCGGGGATGCCGGCCTGTTCGAGCCAGAAGATCGGCTGTTCGAGGCCCTGTAGCTTGCGCAGCTTCCAGAAGAACCAGCGCTGGCGTCCCTCGGGGATGGCGGTGGCCACCCCCGGCACGGTGATTGGGTCGCTGCCGTCCTTCGGTACGAACGTGAACTCCGACACCGTCTCGGGCTGGTCGTCGGAATCGGACTCGGGTGGTGGCACAACGGGTTCGGTGGCCTGCTCGACGTGGCCGTTCGGTTCCGGTTGCGGTACACCAGCTTCGGGGTGCTGTTCGACCTGGTCGCTTGATTCCTGTTGCGACACAAGCATTTCAGCTGCCACTGAGCGTGGTGATGCCGTCGTTGGTGTACAGGTAGGCGTGGTTGTTGGCGGTGTCCGGGAACGCCTTGAGCGTCGCTTCGACCGTGGTGAACGCACGGTGGGTCCAGTCGACGTCCCCAACCTGCACGATGCGCGCGATCGGGACGACCTTGCACACCAACGCTGAGCGGTAGAAGCCCTGGAACACCCACGACAGCGTGTCCAGCAGCACCGAGTTGAGTGCCACCGCAACCTCGGTGCCGGTCATAGAGGTCGCCGGGGTGACCTGAGTGTTGTTCTGTCCGTACGCGGCCTCAAGCACGTTAGCGTCGAGGTACTGCATAAACCGGATGGTCATCGTCCGGCCGTAGGACTGCTGGACGTTGCCGACTAGGCCACCGCCCCAGGCGAACACGTCGGTGTTGCGGCGTTCCTCACGGTCACGGATGCCGTTTTCGTCGCAGTAGCCTAGGTCGACGAAAGCGCTGCTGAGCACGGCGCCGGTCGAGGTCGGCAACGGTGTGCCCAGCGGGGCTTTAAGCACACTGCCGCCGAGGCCGGGTCCGGTTCCGGGGGACGGGGCGATCAGCTGCAGCGAATTGTACTGTGCGGTTGGCGCTGCCATGGCTTTTCCTCTCAAATGACAAGCACCCCAACGAGTGCTGGGGTGCTTTTTGTGCTATTCGGTTGTGTTTATTCGGTTGTGGGTGGTTCGGTTGTGGTGTTGAGTTGTGTTTTTTCAGCCGGCTTGCGCCACCGGTTGGCCAGCGACGGTCCAGGTGGCGAAGGACATGTAGCGCAGCAGGTTGACTTTCGGGTCGTCGCGGCGCTGCACGACGGTGGCGTGCGGGACATCGACGACGTACCAGCCGCCGATCGTCAGCCCGGCCGCCGCCGACATGTAGGCGATGACGTTGTTGGCGATCTGGGCGCCCTGCACCTCGAACTCATCTGGCACGTAGGTGTGCAGCAGCACCGTCTGGTTGTATTCGGTGTAGTTCTTCTTCGTTCCGCCGCCGGCTTCGACGCGGACGAAGCCGTTCTGGGTGTCCGACGGTGAGGTGTCGTTGGGCAGCCTGGTGGCCACCGGTGTCGGCGTGATCAGCGGGGTCAGGAAATACAGCGCCATCCACTCGATGTCGGCGGGTGTGACGACCGGGTAGATGAAACCTGGAGGGGGCGCACCGGCTGGCCGGGTCACTGGTCACCGCTGGTGAACGTGTACGCCAACAGAACCACGTACGCGGCCACGCATGTGCCGACGCCGGCCGCGTAACCGATGACCCCCCAAGCCCATCCGGGCATCAGTGGCCCGCCATGTTCGCCGCGGACTTCACCAGCAGTGATTCGCTGAGTTCCTCGTGGATGCCGTCGTTGTTCTTCGGCGCGCAGTAGGCGCGTGGCCGTTGGGTCTCCGGTTCGTTTTGCAGTACGACCTCGAAGTTGTTCGAACCGGTCATGTCGATGCATTCCTGGGCCTTTTTTTGCATGTAGGCCACCACGCCGGGCAGGTGCCGGATCGCCTTGTCGATCTCCTGCAGGTCACCGGGGTCGTAGCCCTCGCCGGACACTGCGGCGACGCTGCCGCCGCTGCGGGCGGTGAACGTCGCGTGCGGTTCGGTCATTGTTGGACTCCTTGGTCGAGGTCGGTGGCCACGTCGGCGGCAGACCCGGTGACCAGCAGCTGCTCGCCGCCGACGAGGAAGAGCGCCGTGTTGGTCTGGTCGGGGGCCGGGCGCGCCGCCACCACGAGCGCAGGGTTGACATAGACCGCGCTGCCGTTGGTGAGCGTGAGCGCCACCATCATTGGCCGGCCAGCACTCCCGTGGATGTGACGCGGCGGCAATGGAGCTCACCGCCGATGAGCATCCCGTAGGAGGCTGCCGGGAACGGCAGCGCCGACGCCCAGTTCGTCGGCAACCCCTCGACGCGGTACGTCAACCATTGCGGTGCAGCCGAATCGGACGACACGTTCACCTGCACCTGATCGAACTTGTTGTAAGGGTTTACGTCGTCGACCAGGATGTGGATGTCGCTCTCGATGCGCGCCACCACATCCGGGTCGACCGGGTCGATTTGCCAGGTGCGCCGCTCCAGCGGCCACCAGCAGATGCAGACGCGGTTCACCGGTGCGGCGTAGCTGCCAGTTGGGTTGCCGTGGGCGTCGAGCACAGGGTTGCCGTGGTCGTCCACCCCTGGCCGCCACGGAATGTGGATGATCGGTGTTGATGACGGCAGGAAGGTCTTCGACTGTCGCGGCGGCAAGAAGGGGGCGCTCATGGATGACTCATGTCAGCGACGGCAGCATGTATTGAGAGAGCCGGTTTTTCTGATCATTGGTCAGCACGAGACCGAACTCGCCGAACCGGAACTGGTAAGGCCCAGCCTGCACCTGCTGCGCCACACCGGCAGGCTTCTCCAGTGCACGCATCACCAACTCGTATCCCACCGCCGCGACCGTCGGCGGTATCTGTGAATAGCCGTGCGTGAACGTCACATTCATGCGCGCCTCGTGTTTGCGGTAGGCGTCGAACAGCCGCACCGTGTCGAGCGGCCACAGGTCCGCGCTGGTTGGGGTCGGCGCGAACCCGTACGACATGGGCAGAAAGCTGATCCAGCCGCGCTCGTCGAAGGTGTACGCCGTCTCGTCGATCGCCGATGCGCCGGGCCACGGCGGCGACACCTGCACCACTGCGGTCAAATGCCGTGTGGGCAGCAGGATCGTGCCGTCACCGCTCAGGTAGCACAGCCGGGTGGTGGTCAGCGACGGGAACAGGTGCCAGCCGAGGTATTGGCGGATGCGGTCACCTGCTGCGGCGAGGAAGTAGTCGGTGTCCAGGCTGGCGAACGTGCCGTAATCGTCGTCGCTGAGGAGCGCCGGCACCGGGTCGTTTTCACCGGGAAACGGTGTGCTCATGTGCTTTTGTTTGACGTCACTTCCACTTCGATGCCGACGCGTTGAAAAGCGAACGGCGGGATCACAGGTAGTAGCAGGGAACCGGCATGTTGACGGTGGCGATCTCGTGGTCGTTGATGATCGTTGTCACCGGGCGGATCACGTACGCCGGCATGCCGGCCGCCGCGTTCGGTAGTGACGGGTCATAGAACGGTGGCCAGTAGCCGAACCCTGAGTCCATTGCAATCCCTTATCGTGAACGCGCTTGGAGTGTGGCCGGGGCACCGATCCGAGGCGTAGCGGCACCCCGGGCCACACGTCTAGTCGGGCTCGGATGCGGTGAACACGAGCCTGGTCGCCGCAATGCCAGCTTGCTCGCGGCGGCATTCCCAACCGGTGATCGGCAGCTGCAGCACCTTCTCACCGCCGATGGTGATCTCGATTTCGAGCGGGCCGGGCCAGTCGCGCATGTTCGTGTCGTAGTGCAGCGCGCCGCCGCAGCCGAGGCGGCCGAGCACCTTGCCCAGCAGCCCGCTGTTGGTGTTATCGATCATGTCCCTTCTCGGGGTATGGAGGGCGGGCCGGGTCGCCGCCCGGTTGGCATGGGCGACCCGGCCGCACCGTTAGGGGGGGATCAATCAGGTTGCAGCGCTTAGCTGCTCCAGGCACCGCTGGTGGTGATAACACCCAGCTCGAACAGGTACGGACGTTCGATCAGCAGCCCCACGCGGGCCTCCGCTCGCGCGGTCCACATGTTCTGCTCGAAATCCGTGCCATTCAAGTTGGTCACGTCCACCCGTAGGCCCGCAATCCGCAAAACGCTTCCCGCGTCGGCGAAGTCACCGACGAGGATCAGCCCGGCCGGCATCACCGGCGTGCTGACCAGCTTTTTGCCCCACAGGCCGAACGTGTCGACACCGCCCGCAGTGAGCTGGCCCTGATCGTTCGGGTAGCCGTAGTCGCGACCCCAGAACGACCCGCCGAAGTACTGCCCGTTTTTGTCGGTCGCCAGCCGCAGCGTCAGGTAGTCCATCGGATTGACGACGACCGCATCTGGCTCAAAGAACGTCAGCGTGCGGATGTCGACCAGCATGTTGAGGATCCCGATCGCGATGTCGTTACCGGTGGGGGCGTTGCCCGCCCCGGCCGCGGCCACGATCGACCGGCCCGGCGTCACCGACGACACCAGCTCCGAGCTGCCCATACCGGCGCCGAACGGGCCACCGATAGACGGCGGGATCGGCACGTTGGACACCGCGCTCACGGTCTGCGGCGCGGTGAAGCTTGCGCTTCGTCCGAGCAGCCCGTTGATGCCGGGATACCCCGTGCCGGCCAGCAGTTCGACCTCGGTGCGGCGCTGCACACCCATGACGAGCCTGCGCTGGAACAGCGCCCACACGTATGCCGCGTCCTGGATCATTTCGTCGGTGGTGCGTTCCAGGTTCGCGATTTTGCCGACCTGTTCGGTGTAACGCGTCAAGCCGTGCGCGGAGGTCGGCTTGGTCGCGCCTTCACCGGTGGCCGCTGCGGCGTTGGTCCACGACGTTTCAGCCACGTACGTGACGACCGGCGAACTGACCGGCAGCGTCGGGAACAGCGACTCGATCACCGTCGGGAAGAACCGCATTTCGACGATGCCCGGCACGAACTCGGGTTCGACTGCCGGACCCGCGGTGCCGGTCAGGAAGTACTGCCCTGCGCTGAGCGCCGACCCGGGGGTGGTGCCGGAGGCGTTCACGCCGGTCATGTTCGTCACGCCCTGGTAGGGGCCGATCGGCATGCCGGTCTTCAACGCGATGTCGTCGCGGTCGAAATACGACTTGAGGCCGAAGTTGAAGCTGGACGAGCAGCGGTCCTTGGTTTTCGGGTTCGCTGCACGCGACATCTTCGAGTACTGCTGGCGGTATTCCCTGACGCCGTCGGGTGGCTGGTCGGGATCCTGGGCACCCTCGGCGATGGTGCCGGGGCCGGGGGCCGCGAACTGGTTGGCGCGCTGCTTGTTCTTGAACAGAACGCCGTTGCGTTCGTTCTCCTTTTCGCAGTGCTCCATTGTCTGGTCGAACTCGGCCTCGGTGATCCGGCCGCTGTTGAAGTCCTCGTAGGCTTTGTTCGCGGCGTCTCGTAGCTCGTTGGCTTTTTGCCGCAGAGTCTCCTTGTCCATCACTAAATCCGTTCTGTGTCAAAGGTTTTAGAATGTTTTTGCGCACGCCAAAGGCGCGCAGGGCTGCCACGGGGGTCGGCGGGTGTGGCGGCGGCGGCGGCCCCTCGTTGGGGCGGCGGCGGCGGTCGCACCGGTGGACGGCGGCAACGACTGTGGGGGTGACCCGGTGGGTCTAGACGGCTCCGGGTGCAATAGCTGGACCGGCGGTGCCGGTCAGGAAATATTGGCCGGGTTCCAGCGATGATCCGGGGCTGGTTCCGGTGGCGTTTTCACCGGACAGTTCCTCGACGCCTTGGTAGGGGCCGACGGGTCTGCCCGGTAGTGCGTCGGTCAGGACGCGGCCTCGTTTTCGGTGATGCCGGTGTCGAACCGGAACCTGCGCAGCCGCGCGGCGCGGGCCGCGACATCTCCGGGTGTGACGGCGGCGGCATCCTTCGCAACGTCCTTTGTGGCGTCCTTGGCGGGGGCGGCCGGGGCACCGGTTGGCGGGGCTTCCGCGCCACCATCGCCGCCAGCAGCGGTCACGGCCACTGCGGCGGTGACGCCCGCAGCCTCTTCGGTTTCGCCGTCGGGCTTAGCGGTCAGCGATTCGAGCTGGCCATGGCCGACGACGGTGTCCTTGTGGCGCAGCGTGTACATCTCAGAACCCGGCGGCCCGGCGACGGTGATGCTGTAACCGTCGAAGCCTTGAACCGCTGGGCGAACCGGCACGACGATCGCGGCACCCTCGGCGCTCTTGGTGATGGCCGATTCCTCGCTGGCACACGAGGCACCGAGCGACACCGCAGCGTCATGCAGCGCCTGCGTGAGACCGCCCGGTGCCCCGGCCTCGTCTGCGGCATCCTCGTCGTCCTCGTCTTCGTCTTGGCCTTCGCCGTCCTCGTCGTAGACGCTGCTGGCACCGAGATCCTCGCCAGTAGGCGTATGGCCGGGCATGGTCTGCGAGGCGTCCTTGAAAGTGACCGCCTTGCACAGCGCCCAGGCCAACGTCTTCTCGTCCGAGTCGCTGACATCGACACCGAGCCGGCGCGCGGCGCTGCGGATGCGGCCAAGGATGGCGCTGCGCTGGCTGGCCGTGTAGCTGGCGTCACCGGCGTTCTGTGAGAACCGTGCCAGCGCGTTACGCACGTGCGGGGCGTCGTCGATCTGGTAGCGCGGGACGCCGTTTCCGCTCTTGGCTGGCTGGCCCTTCCGGTCGAGGTAGCCGGGGTCTGCGTGACGGCTTCCCGCGGTCAGCGGTGCCGCCGTCTTCGAGTTGACCGCCATAGAGTCCTCCTGTTGATCGCTGTCGCCGTCGGCGTCTACGGATTTCGAACTGAGCACCACGGCCTTCGGGTTGGCGGGGACGCCGGTGAACGTGCCGTTGAGGATTTCGCGCACCACCCTGCCGTCGTCGAGCACACGTTCCTGGTAGGAGACGCTGGCCTGCCATATGTGTTTGCCGTTGACGAGTTTTCGGGTCAGCTGCCCGTGCGGGGTACCGGCGTAGACGCCTTTCACGAGAATCTCGCCGTTCTCGGTGAGTTCGGGAACGCCACTACCGGCGGTGTACGGGACGCTCAACCCCTTCTTGAAGGCGTGGTCGGTGTCGAAATGGACCCGGTCCGGCAACGGGTCCATCCACTCGTCAGCCCACAGGTTTTCGTCGTCGCGGTCCAGGTTGTCCGTGCTGAGTAGCAGCTTGAACTCGCCGTCGGGATGCTCGCTGTCGACCGGCTCGATAGTCGCTTGGATGGCTTTCACGCGCACACCGGAATCGCCGTCCAGCTCCAAACCCGCGTAGGTGACCTCGTCCATTGATCTGCTCCTAGCTTCGGGGACGTTGCCGTACATCCCAACGGACCCAGCGCATTTCATCTCCTGGTTAGGGCTTCGTCGGGTGCGTAATCATTGCCGCGTTGACCGGCCATCGCAGGCAGCACTTCCACGGTGTCTCCGGGTTCACAATCCCCCGACAACTGCATCCACGCCTCGTCCCACGACTTGTAACGCATCCAGTCATTGGATGGCCAGTCGCTGCTGAAGATGATGGCGTCGCCTTCCCCGCCATCGCCGGGCATGTCGGGCCATTCCTGAACGCGGTAATGCGTCACGTCAAATCCAGCCCCGTGCTTGCCATTCCGCTAGATGGACGGTGATTTCCGCTTTGACATCTTCGGCCTTGCCGTCAATGATTTTGGCGGTCGCGTAACCGATTCCAGCGATATAGCCGGTGATGAACGCGGCGCGTTCGTTGTCGGAGACATCCTCGCTGCACAGGATCAGGTCGGTCTGATCACGCAACTGGTCGGCGTTGGTGATGACCGGGTTGGCGGCCAGCACATCGTCGATTTTCAAACAGGCTCCCTTTATCCGGCTTCGTACATGGCGACCAAACCCAGGATCATTTCGACAACCTCGGGAATCGCCTTAATCCCTTGGCCCTTAAACATCTTCAGGTCTTCCAAGATCTCTGTGAGCGCTTGGATTTTCTGCTCGTCAGTCATCGGCCATCCTTTGCCGTACCGGTGCGGAATCGACCGGCTGCGCACTTCGTGACCGCCGGGCAGCACCTCGGCGTCGGTGCCGTGCGCCGCCTCGCGGCGTCGATTCTCGTCTTCGCGGCGTGCGGGCAGCACCATGTCCTTGCGGGCATGTGACGGCTTCCTGTGAGCGCTCACAGTTGCCGTTCCAGCAGGTATTCGAACGCCGCCTTCACACCCTCGCGGTCACCGGTCTTGTCCAGCATCTGCTCAGCCGCCTCATGCAACGTTTTGCCGCGACCGATCAGCCCGCTGATATCGCGGATGTACTTGCTGGCGTTCGTCAGCGGCGGTGCCTGCGCAGGCGTGGGCGTGGTGTGGTCACCGCCAGCACCAGGAGGCAGCGAAGCCGCGCTGCGGGCCGGTGGGGTGCCGATCGCGACGAGCTGCTGCTGACCGAAGAGCTGGTCGGCGAGCGGGCCAGCGTCGGGAAGATCCATGTCCTCGCGGGCCTCCGACGGCTTCTCGATGAAGTTCTGCACCATCTGCGCGTGCACCGCACCGCGCTTCTCCCAGTCGCCGCGCAGCACATGGCGCATATCGAACTTCGCCACCTTCGGTCCGTAAAAGTCGTTACCGACATGGGTGCGCAGCACCGACTCGATGAACTCCACCCGCGGCGTAAGCGATTCGCGATACAGCGAACGGTTGTTCTCCACACTGTTGCTGAACGTGCTGCGTGAATGATCCTGCAAAGCGGTCGGCGGCAAATCCATGCCCGCCAGCACCTCCTCGCGGGAGAACTGCCGCGTCTGGATGTACTGCATCTCGTCGGCGGTGTTCTGCACCAATGTTGGTTCTTCGAACTCGTCGGCCTCCAACACGATCGCCCGGCCCGTGTTGCCGCTGCCGCCGTGCTTCGCGCTGAGCGCGTCGACCACGCGCTGGCGTCCCCCCTCACCGAGTTCACGCTTGGCGCGCAACAACATCGACGGGCGCATCCGGTTCTGATACCAAGCCTGCATAGCGCGCCGGCTCGAATCATCGGTCATCAACGTTGACCGCAACGCCTCCAGCCTGGACAGACCCCGCATCGTGTTGTCGGGGTTGTAGCGGCGGAACGGAACCACGTCGCGCTCATAGAATTTCTCGTTCGGGCGCCCAAGGAACTGGTACAGCTGTTCGCCGTACTCGTCGCGGCGAATCATCGTCATACTCGGATGCATCGGCAGCAGGCTGGTTACCTGGTTGCCGCGACCCTCACGGATCTTGAGAAGATAAGCCTCGCCGTAGATTTCGATCGTGGCCGCCACCCACTGGATGAAACTGAACCGCGGCATGGTGACGCACGGCTCGGCCATCAGCTCCGCGTACGGACCCGCCTCGTCGATCTTCTTCCCGTTCGCCGAAGACGTGTCCCAAACGTGCAGCGGCAGCCGGGCGATCGAGTCGGCCACCTTGTTCACCGCAGCGTGTATCCACACCTGCGACCTGTACAGCTGCCCGTACGACGCGAACGCAGTCTCCAGCGGCAACCCGAGCCGCGGCAGAAAGTAGCTGGGGTAGAACTGCGGCGAGGTCTCCGCGAAGGCCTGCGGCGCAAGCGCTTTGAAAGCACCCGAGCTTGTGATCAACCGGTGGTTTCCGATCCTAAAACGGTCAGCGAAGGCCCCGGCTCTGTGACAAGATAGGCGCCGCGCAGCGCGGATTGACGCAGGTAGGCGCTGATAGTCAACCCCCGCGCCTGCGCCGCCCATTCGATCGATGCCAGCTCCTGCGCACCGACACGGAAGCTGAGCATCACAGCGCGCCGCCGCCTCTCCGAGCGCGGCTTGACCGGCAGCGGCTCACCCCACTCGTCGGGATCATTCATGGCGCGCTCGATTTCTGCGTAGTCGAGGGTGCGTGATTGAGGTTTCATCCTGTTACTCCCTGGGTATGCGCACCCCACCCGCTTCGGGTATCGGGTGTGTCGGTATGGCTTACGACCCAGGCGGTGTCGGAGCAGGCGGCTCGATGTTCTGCAACGCGGTGATCGCCGCAGTAATGTTCGCCTCGTCGGCGGCTGGCAACGGGATGGCCTGGTTAGCAAGCAACTGCTGAATATAGGGGCCCAAAACACCTACCGCCGAGGCGATCTCGGAGGTGAACGTGTCCAGATCGCTCTGCAGAATCTGCACGAAGCCAGTCGGTACTGTCATCAATCTTCCTTTCATTTCAGCGGGGACCAAAGCGGTAAGACCCGCGATTGCTTCCGAGAGCCCGTCTGTGTCCGCATTCGGCAGCGGCTCAATGGATTCGAGGGCCTTCGTCACAGTGGCCAACAGGGACAGCCAGTTCATATTTGAGGGTCAATCTCCTGTAGGTAGGGTGCCGGGGACTGGGCGTGTTTCACCCAAACCCGGCCTGGCAGCTCATCTGGTGTGCCACCCGGCTGTGTTGGCACCGTCCGGCACTGTTCGAAGCGCCAAAACACGTCGTCATAGTCGACGAGCACGCCGGAAAAAGCGCCCTCGTTCGCCGGGAGGGTAACCACAAAATGGCGACGAATCGCCCTATTTATCAACCGTTTTCGATACATTTCGTCACATCGCGGGCGAACCGACGAACACCCCGCAATGCACACACCGCGGGTTGTCCTTAACAAGCTCATGCGGGCAGCCGGTTCTCGGGCATCCCCGCGAACCGCGCTCGACATACGCGTCGCAGCCGCAGCCATGCTGGCCGGCGAAGCTCCGCGCCGAATCATCCCAACCGGTCAGCACTTTGACGCGGCAACCCGTGTCGTCGTGCTGCCACGCGGAATGGCCACAGCCCGGCCGGGCGCAGCTCATGTGGTCCATCACGCCTCCGGGCGCCCTTTTTAATCCGGCCATCTGCCGATGAGTAGGTTGGTTGGGGTTTTACCGTCGGCGAAATACGCGTCGAACAGCTCCCATGTCCAGCGTGTGCCGCTGTGGTCGAGGTGGATGAACAGCCGCGCCTGCGAATCTGTGGCGCTGGTGACACCACCGCCGAAACCTGGCCGCCGCCGCGGCCCGTGTTCGAGCAGCTGCCGCACGTAGTCGTAGCCGGTGAGCACCAGCTGGTCGATGCCGCGCCTCGGGTCGGCCTCGGGGTTGCGCAGCACACCCCAGTCGCACTCGAAGTAGTGCCGGCAGGTATACGCCAAGCCAGCTTTACGTGGTGCGCCGCAATCGCATTCGCCCTCAACGACACTGTGTATCTCGACGGCAGTCAACTCAGACCACCAGCACCTCGCGGCCACCACCAGCATCCGAATAGATGCTCGGCCGATCATCGGGCAGATACGCCAGCCCCCACACCGCGCCGGCCGCCGCATACAGCGGTGCCATATCGCCCGGCGACTTCACCGGGTCCACCACCCAGCCGCCGCCGGCCTGCACCTTGGGTACCGCGCTGCACGCCGCGCCGTCTAGACCCGGATGCGACAGGTGCCGGATCGTGTGGTCCCGCACCCGGTCATAGAGCTGGCCGAACGCGGCACCGATTTCGGCGCCCTTCCACTCGACGACCGGCAGCTTGGCGTCGGTGAACTCCTGCAGCAGCGACAGCACCGGCGAACCCGCGCCCGAACGAATAACCACCCCGGTAAAAGAATCCCGCTGCGCCAGCAACCAGCCGCGCACCCAGTCGGTACCCGGCTGCATCTCCGCGACACCGAGCACCACCCGCCCCTCGGCGTCGAGCGCGGCCTTGGTGACCACCGCCGCCGACCGGGTCGTCGACACCTCCACACACACCGTGCTGCGCGCATCCGCGGCAGGAACAGCGTCGTCGTCGAGCGTGTCGCGCCACGCACCCTCCGGGAACGGGCCGCCGTCGGCGAACGGCACGTAACGACACATCACCTCTTGGTCGAACACGCTCGCCGGGTCGGTGCGCAGCGCGTGCGCAATCGCCCGCTCCGTCACGCAATCCGACACCACCCCGGTGTGGTTCATGCTGCCGTTGGCCTGCGCCCACGCCTGCCGGTCGGTGCGCGCCGCGTTCGGCGGCGCCGACCACTCCATCCAGCCGGTTCCCATGTCGTCGCCGAGTTCCTTCTCCAACTCGGCTAACAACTCAGCCATCCCCGGATCGGCGTCCTCGATCACCGCGGCGTCAGCGTCCCCGTCCGGCCAACCCAGATCGCGGTGCGCCAACGCCCGCTGATAGCGCCACACCACGCTGCACGCATCCCCCGCGTTGGAAAACGCCCACGCCTGCGCGCGTGGCCGCGCCATCTGCGTCTTCGTCACCGCCGCCCACGAATCCCACGACTGATGCTCCCGCAGCTCATCGAGCAACACCAGATCCCCGGAAAACCCGCGCGCCCCACGCCGGCTCGTCGAAGCCACCCGGTACTCGCACAGCTTCCCGGTCAGCGGATTGAGCACCCGCAACAACTTCGGGTGCGCCAGACTGATCTTGCGGATCAGTTCCGCCAGCTCCTCGTTGGACTGCGCCCACTCCACCGCGGCGCCCCACGCGTCCTCAGCCTTGGACAAGTCCTGCGCTGTGGCGATGACGGTGCGGGAACCTTTGCAGTACAGGTGCCACAGCGCCAGGATCACCAGCAGCAACGTTTTGCCGTTTTGGCGTGCGTGCTCGATGATCACCGTGCGCCAGCGGTAGGTCAGATCCTCGTTGAGTTCCAGACCGTGGATCAGCGCGAACCGCTGCCAGCCGAACAACTTGAGGTCGAGCAGCTCCTCGGCGAACGCAATCGCCGCCCAACCATCGCTGGTAGCGGGAGTCAGCTCGCGGCGCGGCGGCGTGAAGATCCGCGGCTGATCACAACCCAGCAGCAACGTAGCCTCTTACCTATGTCCGATATGCCGCCACCGCTGCGGTACACCTACCAAGGCTTCGTGGCGCTGTACACCAACGCGTGCTGGCGTCAATTGGCGAGCTGGATCGACGTCGACAAAGCCCCCACGCAGGCCGAATACCTGACCGCGCAGTAAGGTCGAACCCACGCCTCGGCGGGAACTCCCTACCCCGGACGGGGGGCGGACCCGGTAGTGGATCCCGGATCGCCTTCCGGCCCCGCCGGGGCTCTCACATCCGTCCCGGCCAGCTCATCGAACAAGCAGAGAACCGCATCGGAGCCGCGCGACGGCCCGTGCGTCGGGCTCCTTCGCACCAGCCGCTCGCGCACGCCCGGCCGGTCGTCGAGCATCGCCTTAAGCAGCTCCTCCTGCCACGGCTCAAGACGCAGATCATGGGCCGCACAAAAGTCGACCATCCGCTCGGCTGTGCTCATCCGCGCTTAACCCGTTTCGCCCTTCTGCTGGCCCTGCGCCGACACCGGCGACATCGCCGCCACCGACGCCAACTTCCCCTTCCGGCCCACACTCGCCGTCCACAACTTGTCCAACGTCGCCACCAACTGGCGCTGCGCGGACGGATGCGTCGTCGCCAACTGCGGCTTATCGAGAAGCCGCGCCATCGCCAACGCCGCCTCAACCATCCCCGGATGCTTGGCAGCCGCCGAAAGCGTGTCGATCTCCGCGCGCACCTTGGCCTCCACCGGGCCAGGAGGCGCACCCTTCCCCGGCGTCGGCGGGGGCGGTGGCTCATCTTGGGTGGGTAAAGCAGGCAAAGCCTTCAAGACCGGCGACTCCTGCCAGCCGCGAATGGGACCGGTCTCACCGCGCCTACGTGCGTTGAGTTCACGCTGGTAGAGGGTGTTCGCATCGGTGCATGGTTGGCAGCGACAGCCGCGGACGTAGAGTGTGCGGCTACCGTGTCGTGCCTTACGTGCCATGTGGGTGCATTCTTTGCTGGTGTTAGCTGATCTTGTTGTGCAGCAAACGCTTACATCGTGTTGAAACGTTGCTTAATCTGGGCTTTAGGGGGGGTATGGCATGTTTTTAGCAAATCGCGTCCGCTAAAATCTCGATTGCCTGCCAGTCGAGCTAATAATTTGCTGGCGCAAAAAGGATTCCCCCCTTTACGCAGGTCATGAGGCATTTCCCGGATCTTGATGTGTTTGCTCACGACACACCCTACCGTCCCATCGCCGGGCGTGTCTAAGCCTCTGACCTGCGATAACACGCCCGAGCGCGTGATCACTTCAAGATCAAATCAAGATCAGTGCCCTGACCTGCGGAAATAGAAGTTTGCTGACTGGATACCAGTAGGGGGTACCCTCTATACCACCTAGGGGTATGGGTTAGCCACCCTTGCGGATGCCCATGTCCAGCTATGCCTATACGGGTTAGCTGGCTTCACCATGCGGCCCGCACCCACTTGCCGTGGGCTTGCGGTGCTGGGCTGGACGGCTTGGCTTGGCGTGAGCGGTTGCAGGACACGTGTGAGGGTGCCCAGTTCGCTAGGACGTACGCCAGGTGCGGGTGGGTGGACAGCGGCAGCACGTGGTCGAGTTCGAACGCGCGGCTGGTTTGTGGCTCCGCGTAGTAATCGATGGGGCCTAGTTCACCGTGGCAGATGTGGCAGGCGGCGTTGACCGCCTTGCACCTGGCCTTGAACTGGGCACGTTGTTTCTTGTAGAGGTGGGTGTTGCGTGGCGGGAGGGGTGACATCGCATGGGTTCTGGTTGGGGTCGTGATGGGCGCTGGGTGCCCTTGTGGGGCAGCGACGAGGACGGTGGCTATATGCCCACCGGCCGAACCCGTCAGAGGTCCGTGTGGGCGATGGTGGAGCGGCTGGACGCGTTGTTCAGATAGTCAGCGGCGATTGGTTCAACGGGATCAGTCCGTCATGGATGGCACCGGTGGGGCCTCGTGTGGCCTTCAATGTCAGTTCGGTGCGGCCAATGTTCATCTGCAGGTCGTCGTAGTTGAATTCCTGGATGCATTGGTCGCCGATCAGGATTTTTAGGCGCGGGTTGGGTCGGCTCATCGGCGGCGTTAGTACCAGTACCGTCGGCCGCCGAGTGAGCGTCCGGTGAATGTGCTGTAGAAGAACATGATTAGTCCGACGACGAGGAAGATCCAGCCCAGTACGACGGATAGGTGGTCTAGTGGTGGGGGGATATTGGGTACCAGGTCTGGTAATAGCCAATATCCGAGGACGAGCAGCACGACGCCTAGGATTATCATTGCGATCTTTCTTTTACGGCGAGGTATTCGTGGCTGATTTCGGCGTAGCGCTCTCGCCAGGGCGGTTCGAGGCAATCGGTGCCGGCCTTATGCTGCGGGTCGTAGGACAGGTGCGCGGCGAGGAAGCCTTGGCATATGCGGCGGGGCAATATGTTCACCGCGCCCTCGTCTCCAACTGGCTGCGTCGTCGTCCCTTCGGGTATCTCCGGTCCTACAGAGTCGAACGCTCCGTGCTGGGGTTTCGTGTTGAGAAGGTGGAATATTCGGGATGCCATCTGCCAGTTGTAGCCAATTACGTTGATGGATAGCCAGCTTTGGGGTTCTATCAGTTCCACGGGTTGGTTTAATAGTTCGCGCCAATGTTGGAACATGAAGTTGTGGCTCATGTCTGCGTATTCCGGGCATTTGTAGACGTCGCGCAGTGACACTGGCAGTGTGGTGGCCAGTTTTTCGAAGCGGCGCCAGATGCCTGGTTCGGTTGCTGTGCATGCGCCGTTGTTGATGACCTTGGCGCTAACGATGTGGTCGGGGTTGGCCTCGATGGCGGCTACGAATTTTGTCCAGCTGTCGGTTTCGAGGAATACGATGTCGTCGTCGATTTTGACGAGCAGGTGATCTTGAAACCACGGCATTGTGTAGTGGTGATAGATGCGGTTAAAGGCTTTCCAGGGTTCTTTGCTGCTGTAGAACCAGTTGTTGACCCATATCCGTTCGCCGCTGATGGTTTTCAGGTATTGGTAGTCGTCGTCGTTGCGGGCTGTATTCCAGATATGGTATTCAACGTCGGAATGCTCGGCTAAAAGCCTTCTGATGTACGGCAGTTGGAGTTCCATGTTGGCTCTGCGACCCGCGAAGCAGAAGATCGTCGTTATCATCGCGATCTCCCCTTTATTTTCAGGATCCGCCGAGCTTGCTTGAGATGTTGATCAGAAAGGGGATTATTACGTCTTCGTCCCATTGCCGTTTGCGGTTCCAGTCGAGCCATTGTGTGACGGCGATTTCGGCGGCGAGGAGTGCGCCGATGATGATGGGCACGAGGATGTCGGTCATTTTAGCCGCCTGTGCTAATCGCGGTCATTGCTGCGTTTCCGGTCGGGCTTGGGTGTGGTTTTGGGTTTTGGGAATCGGAGTGTCTTGATGTTGTTGGCGATCCATACTCCGGTGCCGACGGCTACGGTGATGGCGATCCATTCGATTGGTTCCACGGGTCGGGTTTATTTCCTCACTCGTTCTGTTATCTGGTGCTGCAGGTCGAAGCGTTCTGCGGCGGCTTTGGCTGCGGCGGCGGTTTTGCGCAGTGAGCCTGGTATGGGTGTCCAGTTGCCGTGGGTGGGGCAGGATCCGGGTTCGGCGTGTAGTGCGTGCCAGCATTCGCCGCTTTTGGTGACCATGTAGGCGTGGCGTTGTTTGGCGAAGTAGCCGCCGTAGCCGGTGCGCCAGGCCAGTTGGGGTGTCAGTTGGGGCCACCGTAGGGCAGCCGCACGAGGTTGGGGTCGGTGAGGCAGATGGCGGTGTTGGTGGTCGGCGCTTCGAAGGCGAAGTCGGTGATCGTCTGTCCGGCTTCGGCGTAGATGACGCTGGAGAAGTGGACGTCGTAGACGAGTTGGCCGCTGGTGAGGTTGTTTTTTTTCAACCAGTTCGGGTCGATGGTCGCTAGGGCGGTTGCGATGGGTGCGGTGTTGGCGAGTAGTTGGATTCCGGCGGTGTCGCCGACGTTGATGGTTTCGAGTTGCCCGGACAGTGCGCGGGCTTGAATTGGGGCTATCGCGAGGGCCGTGTCGGCGCTGCTGGCGGGGTCGGTTTGTAGGTCGAGGTTGGCGATGTAGGCGACGAACCCGATCGGTACGCGGGGGTAGAAGGTGACGAATCCGGTGACGATCTGGAACAGCAGCTGGTTGCTGCTGCCGGAGGGATCGGGGTTTTCGATGTCGTACCAGTTGCCCGATACCGGGAAGTACACCAGTTCGGTGGTCATTCGATGACCGCTTTGCGCCAGATGTGGCGGAAGTCGTGCTGGCTCATGATGGTTGGCAGTTCGCCGTAGTTGTGTACCAGAATTTGCCCGATCTGGATTTTGACGGTGTCGTTGGTGACCTTTTTGAGGCCGATGGTGAGGCTTTCGGCGGATTGCCAGCCGATGTCCATGGAGACTTGGTAGCCGTTTTTGGCGAGTTCTTGTGCGACGTCGGCGATGTTGTGTGGTTCGAGCCGGACGGCGATGCATTGCCGTGGGCGTTCGTCGTAGAGGTCGAACGGGCCGTGTGGTGTCATGGCAGGTGGGAGGGGAACGGGTCTTCGACGTAACGCACGGTTCCGTCGGGCATTTCGGCGACGATCACCGAGCGGCCTTCTGCACGCCTACCTGCGGCTCTGGCGGCGCCTAGCAGGATTCCGGCGATTAGGTAGCCGATGACGTGGCCGATGGTGTGTGCGGCGCGTTGGGTGCCGTTCATGCGGCTCCGGTGGCGCGGTTCGGGGCGATGAGCGGGACGCTGATCGGTGTCCAGCGGCGGCGGGTGCCGTGGCGCCAGGCGACGCGTCCTGGTGGGCGGGGTTCGCCGTCGCGGTGTTGGATCAGGCTGGGTATGTCGTCGGCGTGGTTGACCAAGGATGGCAGCGCGTAGGCGATGTCGATGTTGTTGCGGCTGGTCCACATGCTGACTGCTTCGTCTACGGGGTAGACGCCGTAGAGGGCTAGCGCGGTGGTGACGGTTTTGACGAGTTGCCGGTCGGCGGCGAGTGCTACTGCGTGTAGGTTGTGTCGTCCGGTGATCCAGCAGGCTCTGGCTTTGTCGGCGCGGGTGATGGCTTTGCCGATGATGTCTTGCCAGTGTGGGGGGCGTTGTTGGCCGAGGTAGAGGCTGACTAGTTGGGTGGGTGCGTTGCCGAGTGCTTGCTGTAGTTGGTAGCGGAATGAGGGGCACGGCACGGAGTCGTCTTCGAGGACGATTGACCAGTCGGCGGGGTGGTGTAGGTGCCAGTTCCATGCGGCGCGGTGGTTGGCGGCTGCGCCGAGGCCGCCCTGGTCCCAGGCGATGTGGTCGGCGTCAATGGTTTCGGCGAGTTTGCGGGCGGTGTCGCGGCGTTGTTTGTGGGCGACGATGGCGATGTTGGTTTTCATGTGCTTTCTGGGTGGGCGTCGCGTGTTGTCCTGATTTGGCCGACGCGGCTGCACCACCACGGCGGTGTGGGGCGTGGCCAGCAGGCGGCGAGCCAGCGGTGTATGGGGCCGCGGTCGCTGAGCATGTCGAGGCATGGCGGTGTGAGTCCGCCGAGGTGGCCGGCGATGACGGCGACGACGAGCCGGGTGAGCCATGGGTGGCAGCTGCGGTAGCGGATTGCTGCCATGCTGAGTAGTTCTTCGCCGATGAGGGTGGCGAGTAGTTCGTAGGCGATGGCGCTGGCGGCGACGGCGAGCCAACCGAAGTCGCCGAATTGTCGCTCGCGGGCGCGGGTCGTCATTGTCGGCGGTTTCGTATCGCCTGGATGGCGAATGTTCTTTCGATGGAGGCGAAGATGCTTTTGACTACCGGTGCGACGCTTCTGGGCACCGTGGACCATAGTTCTTCGGATTCGCGCATTTGCTTGAATAGGACGGCCATTTCGTGGCGCACGATGCGTCGCACGTCGTCGTCGTCTGGTGTGTGCTCAGGTTGGGTCATGGTGAGGTTGTCACAGTCGTCGCAGGCTGCCGGCGAAGCTTCCGTTCCATGCCATCGAGGCGACGAGTTTGTGCCAGTGGATCCAGTCGGGGCTGTGGGATTGTGGCGCTGTCCAGTGTTCGCCGGGGTGGCCGGGCACCTCGGGTGGGTGCCCTTCCCAGAGTTGGCAACGCATTTCGCTGCTGCCTTTGCAACGGCATCGCATGGTCAAGGTAAGGCTGTCAGCAGGGCGTCTATGCGGTCGGGGCGGTAGCCGCACCAGGATTGTTCGCCTTGGGGGGTCGCGACGCAGACGACCGGGGCTGCTGTGAATCCTAGTTCCGTTATTGCGGCGAGTGTGCAGCCGTCTTCGTGGATGGGTATTTCGGTGAATGGTATTCCGCGGCGGGTGAGGTGGCGTTTCGTTTGGGTGCACGCCATGCAGTTGGGGCCGTTGGTGTAGACGTTCACCAATAAGTGGCTCATCGTTTGATGAGTTCCCGCATGATGCGTGGCCTGCCGCGGGCGAATTCGTAGAGCGCGAAGCGGGCCTTGTTGGGGTTGTTGTCGGTGTAGTCGCGGTCGGGTTGGCCACCGGCGTTGGTGGCGTGGTTGAAGCTGTAGACGGTGCCCGGAATCCGTTGCACGGTTCCTAGTGTTTCGACGACGTGACGGAAGCTGGTGTCGTCGAATGACATGGCACCGGGGGTGAATAGTTCGTCGAATCCGCCGAATCCCCATAGCGTTTCGCGGCGCATGACGAAGATTCCGCCGGGGCTGTCGTGGTAGCGCTGCTGTACCCGCGCGGTGGTGTAGTCGTCGTCGGTGGCGGCTTCGCCTGGGATGTGCAGGAATTCGGTGTACGGGTAGACGAGGTCGGCGCCGCCGTCGCTGACTATCGCCAGCGCGGCGTGGATTTGTTCGATGCGTTCGGGGACTGTGTCGGCGTCGGCGATGATCACCAGGTCGGTGTCGGCTTGCCGGGCGGCGTTGTTGCGGGCCTGCCCGCACAGGAACGGCAGGTCGGTGTCGCTGTCGGCTTCGATGACCGGGTAGCCGTGTCCGGTCCAGTACTTCATGCAGCGGTCGTGCGCGCCGATGCGTTCCGGTGTCGGCCGCCATGGCACGCACACGGTCGCTGCGGGGTGTTCGCGCTGGTAGGGCACGAAGTCGGTGCTGTCCCGGTATTCCAAGAACAGCCTCCAGTTGCGTTCGCGGTGTGCGTTGCGGATTTCGGGTGGCACGCAGGACCGTTTGCCGGTGGCGTAGGCGTCGACCGCGTGGAAGCGGCTGTCCCGCAGCGCGAGGAATGGGTATGTGGTGCCGAGCGCGTTGTGGATGCGGTAGGAGTATTCCCAGGTTTCGGCTGACCAGCGGCCGAACTGTTCGCGTAGTCCGCCTACGCGTTCGACGACGTCGCGGTGCAGGTAGTAGACGACGCCGGCCGCCCATTTCGGGGCGAATACCTCGTGGTCTTGGTAGAGCGGTGCAACGTCGGCGACGCAGTGGGTGCAGTCGAAGCGGCCCTCGATGGTGTTGTAGATGTGCCAGCGTTGTGTGCGGCAGATGGGGCACATCTGCATGGTGTTGGGCTGGTGCAGCAGGTGTGGGTGGCGGGATTCGGTGTAGGGGCGCCACCAGTCGGGTGCGTTGGGGTGGACGTCGTCGTCGGAGAGGAACAGGTGCTCGACACCGGCGTCCATGAGGAGCGCGATGGAGGCGTTTTTGGCGGCGGCGATACCTTGGGGTGTCGGGTTGCGGTGCTGTGCGCCGGGCGCTGGTTGTTCGGAGCCGTCGTCTACCACCAGGATCGGGATGTCGGGTGGGGTGTGGCGGCGGTAGGCGCGCATGGTCTGGTCGAACAGTTGGCGCCGGTTGAGGGTGGTGATGGCGACACCGAACAGCGGTGTCATCTGGTTACAGCCACGGGGTGTGCCACAGCACTTTGCCGTGCGGGTCGTGTGAATACGTCGGACGGCCGCCGATCAGGCACAGGTAGTGATAGCTGCCGGCCCGCAGCATCAGCTCATGGATTTTGATCAGTTCGGAGTAGAACAGGGTACGGATCTCGGCCCGTTCGTCGTCGCTGAACATCTCGTCGGTTGGCTTTGGTTAATCACAGTCGGGTTGTTGGTGAATGTTTCGGTTTTCGGGTTGGGGGCGCGGCGGCGCGGCTGGTTGAATCGCTAGGATTTCACGCGTACCGCGCAACGAATCGCGGTGCGCCATCCCCACCTTTGGAGCGGAGAACAGTGTTGACCTTTTCCGATATGTTTGGCTCGGTCCTTGCCGGCGGCGCGGCAGCGTTGGTTGTGACGACGCTGTGGTTGCAGATGCAGCTGTTGCGCATGCTCAGGCGGCGAGAACTCTGCGATGCAGCGGAGATGGCGGCTGGCGGCGGGGAATCTGCCCTGATTTCGGGAACAGCAAAGGAACCGACGTCATTATGCACCCAGGAGGCATGTGACACCAAACATGTTGCTTAAAATGACATGATCCTGGGCATTGCTCTGGTACTTGGGCATTGCACTGGTCACAGGCATTCGCCTACGTGGATGGTCCAGCAGTGTCGGCACACCTGGCTCAGGTCGTCGCGCTTGGGAAGCGACACCACATCGCAGTGGGCGTGGATCAGTTCGTCGTCTTCGTACTTGGCGTGGTCGCCGGGGTAGATGGGTTCACCGCAGGCACCGCAGCGACCGGGGTATTTCGCTTCGAAACTCATGGGTTTTGTTGTTGTTTGTTCTTGGACAGCTCGTGCACTGCGGCGTCCCCGCCGATCAACTCGAAGCCGCTGTCGCTGGTTTGCCTTGTCACGAAGCTGCCGATCGACGAGCCGGCCGCCACGAACGCTTCGGCCTGCTCTCGATTCAATGGCTGCGAGATGCCGTAGGTGTTGGCTGGGGACATCAGCCAGTCGACTAGTTGTTCTCTGTGCGCGAATACCGGGGAGATTGGGGAGCCCTCGGAGACTGTTTCCCACACCTGCCAGCCTTCGCCTTCGGGTGGGTCGGTCTGTGTCCATGCCGCGGCTTCGGCGCGCTGGCCGGGGTAGCGTTCGATGGTGCCTTCGCCGTCGCAGGTGGGGCACCAACTCCATTGTTCTGGGAGGCTGGCCGCGTTCATCAGCGCGCGGAACAGGTTGTCGGAGTTGCTGTTGCCGAGGCGCCCGATCTGCAACGGGGTGTGCCGGTCGTCGTTCTGGTGGTTGAGGAGCGCTTGTGCCCATTCGATGATGTCGGTGTCTGGGCGGATGCGGTGGGTGGCCGCGAATTGGTGGTGCGGGTATTCGCCTTGGTATTCATCCCAATGCGGGGCCAGCGGCAGCTCGTTTAACCATGGGTGCATGGGGCGCTTTTGGTCGGCGGAATCGCAGAGCACCATGTCCAGAAGGCGGACCAGCGCGTTGAGCCACTGCATCCCTCGTTTGGAACCGCGGCCGTCGCAGTTCGGGCACCAGTCACCTTCGAGGCTGGAGGGCTGAAGGTAGCCTTCCCAGATTTCGTTGAGTGGCCACGTGAAATCGGTGGGCACTCGCTTGATTTCACGGCTCATTGATCCGCTCTCCTTTGTTGCACTGCGAGCAGTACGTCGGGGTTGTCGTCGACCGGCTGTAGGGTGTAGCGCCAGCGTTGTTTGCGCTGGTGTTTGGATTTCGCGCCGCCGCGGTGCGGGTGCGGAAGGTCGACTGGGCCGACCACATCGAAGTCGAGGACCAGCACGTCACCGATGCGTGATGCGATGCATGGGACGCCTCGGGTGATCACGCGTGGTTGGAAGTTCAGCCGCCCGACTGCGGCGCGGTTGACGACGAACGCTGCGGGGGGTTTGTCGAGGAGGTGCACGCATGGCCGGCCCAGGTCGGGGTCGTGGAAATCGGTGCGCAGCACCCCGGGTTTCGGGTGTGTGGTGGTGGTGGCTGGGGTGCTCACGCGGTTCTCCCGTAGCCGAGAACCTTGCCGAGCAGCGGCAGCCGTTCGATCGGCCAGTGCGCCCGACAGTTGCCGCACGTGGCACCGAGGTCGGTGATTTGTAGCGCGGAGTTGCGGACTTGTTCGCCGTCGCTGTCGTGGTAGACGTGCGCCACACCGCACTCGGGGCACGGGTCGGGCAGCCGGATGGGTCGCGGCGCGAACAGGGTGTCGATGCGTTTGGTGAGTGCGTCGAGCACTCTGGCGTAGCGGAAGATCACTTCGCAGTCTTCTGGGCGCCAGCGGCGTTCGTCTAGCGCCTGTAGG